GCAATACAGATTCTGGGTCAGAAATAGTTCCTAACACTTCATCATCATTTAGTAGTCTAACTTCACCACCTTCAATAGGTAATCTAGAGCCTGCATATCTAGCAAAGATAACCCAATCACCTTCTTTGCACCATTGTCCTGTTGGAAATTTATCAGAATCATTATAACATAGCGGCCCCATTTTAATTACATAACCACAATTAGTTGCGGTTCTTAATTTTTCTAAGGACTCTTGTGCAATGATAATACCACCTTTTGTTTTTTCTTTTGGTGTAAAAGGTAATACTAATATTCTCCAACCAGATGGTTGAGGTAATTTTGATACTAAATCTTGTATGTTATCAGGGGATAAAGGTTCTTTTTCCTCTGGCTTATTTTCTTTTTCTTTGTTATATTTTTCTTGTAAAGCGTTCCTATGTTTTGGAACTTCCTTTTCCGAGTTTAATAATGTTGTCATCTTCTATTTTTTGCTCCTTTGGGTTTAGCAGGTTAGAGATTTCCTGTAATACTATTTGGTAGGCATGTGCCTGTCCTAACATATACTTATATTTTTCCATGTTGTCAACACCACCCGCCACCATCGCATCAGCAATGTTAGTATGATTTGTTTTTATAAATTTTTGTATTTTAGGTATTAATTCTATATCATTCATGTTTTCCTACTCCTTCTAATAGACTCTTTGCCTCTTTTAAAAATTGCAGCGACTTGTGATTTACCCATAACTTTGGCACGCTGTTCTCCAACAGTTAAGATTTGTATTTTCCTTGCAAACGGTTTAGATATCTTTTTAACCTTTGCAACAGTTTTACGAGCATCAGTAGGAGTCGCAAACTTAATTCTAACAGTATCTTTAGGATTCTCATCTGTATAGAGTCTCCTACCAGAGCCTTTAGGCTTTTTTCCCGTTCCCTTTTTTGGATCCGCCATGTAATACTCCTTTTAATGTTTTGGCTTGTGCAGCATGTGTTTTAGAGGCTTTTTGTAAACCTTTCATCACTTTTTTTATTTTTGCCTTTGCTTTTTTCATATTTTAAACTCCTGTAATATTTTTATTTTTTCTTCAGCTTGTGCAATCTTATCAACTAATTTATCTATTTCATCTAAATGTTGAGGATGTTCTCCAATTCCAACAGGTTTTTCTAAATAAATTTTTATTGTAGCTTCCGCAGATGATATATCTGCGTTGTATCTATCTTCTAATGCTTGTAATATAACTGATCTAATATCCACTTAACATTTCCATCTTCTACGAGCCTGTCTTAGTCTTGAATTAGGATCTCTCGCAGCTTTTGGAAATTTTTTCATTTGTCCTGCGCTTCGCGCACAAAAAGACTTACGTCTTTTGGCAGCTTTAGATCCTGGTTTGACTTTGCCAGTAACCGCTGTTTTTAACTTAGAGCCAGGATTTAATCTTCTATAGGCTTTGACCCCAGCTTGTGTCATGCCTGCGCCCGATTTTGTCGAACGAAAATTTTTTTTATTTCTTGGTGGCATTGTGCCTTTGGAATATTCAACTCTCATCATTAGAAGTAAGTTATCCTCGTCATATCAACTATGCCACCAGTTGCTCTTTTAGTTCTTTTAGCAAATGTTGCTGCTCTACTAGGTGTAGGGCCTGTATTCGCTTTTGCTTGTTTTCTTCTTACGGCACCCGCACGCTGCCCTTTGGTCATCGCTCTTGCTTTCGCAATGGGCACGCATTTTGGATAATTTTTTCTTTTTTCTCCACCACTGCGCCCACACTTTGGGTACGAACCATCGGATCGCTTGTTTGCAATATCGACCCAATTCTCTTTTACCCATGCACGTAAACCTTTTTTAGCCATTACGAATTTTTTCCGTAAGCGTCCTTATTCATTCCTCTAATACAAACGCCACCGCCTTTGCCATACATACTACGCATCATTCCACCACCCATAGCTTTTTTACGGCTACCTTTTTTACCACCTGGTGTAATTTTTCCAGAGCATACTCCAGAAGCATACATGTTAGCATATGCAGACGGGTAAACTTTAAATTTACGTTTTGCTGCTGCTTTACCTTTTGGACAGAGTTTTGCCATTATTTTTTCTTCTTCATTTTAGCTTTTTTCTTTTTAGCCATTACAAACTTTTTTAATTGTGGCGGAATCTTCCCACCTTTTCTTGCTTCTACTCTTCCAAGATCTTTTGCACCTTTTCCGTCAGCAGCAAAGAAAGGAACTTTCTTTCCACCTTTATTTACCATTTTTAATTTAGCCATTATTTTTTTCCTCCGTTTCTAAATATTTGTGTTCCCTTTATACCATATATGCTCGCAACTACAAGGATCCACAGGTTTGTGAACCATGACGGCAGCTGTGAGAACATCTCAAAAAACAATTTTACCTTGTCCATAGCAGTTGGATCGTCCGATATGACTGCGTAGGCGAGCACCAACACGGGCAAACTAAGAATTATCAAAACTGCCTCGTCTTTCCAATCTGATTGTCTAGCCTCTAACAGTTTTCCCTGATAAGCCTCCTCACCCTGAGCCATTTTCTGTGCATGCATTAGCTGGGCCTCTGACATAGCCATCTTTGTACGTTGTTTATTAGCGTATATCTTACTACCCGCAGACATCGCTAATTTAATAGCTGATAACCACATAATTAAAATAATTTAGCGTTTCTTTTTTTCTCTGGTAACATAGCTTTTTGGCCTCTAACCGCAAAAGTCTGTGTTTCTTGAGGATTTGTCATCTCAATCTCAACACCACCAGTTTTAAAACCGTCTTTGTTGATAAATTTTGAGTGATTTACCTCTACTTTACCACCATCTTTTTCTTTTTTCATTTTTTTCTCCGTTTTTTATTTTTACCAGCTTCAGAAAGTGCAATTGCTAGTGCTTGTTTTCTAGATTTTACCTTCTTATCTGACTTACCAATGTTCAACTTACCTTTTTTGAACTCCTTCATGACCTTTTTAATCTTTTTTTCGCCTTTTGTCATCTAAATCTTAGTTACTAGGTATTGTTTTAGTTAATATTGTCTTTTGAATAGAAGTATCTGCACGTAAATTAGCTAAATCTTCATTCTGCTCACGTTTTTCTTCTTGATTCATTTGATTTAATAACGTTTTTAGTCGATCTAACTCTAATCTATCCTTATCTTCTTGACCTCTTCTAAAGTTTTCCATCTGTCTGATGTCTAATTCTCTAGATCTTAACTTCGCAATAGGGTCATTATCAAATTGTGATGTAATTTTCTTCTCTTCTTTAGCAAAATCTTCCATGATCTCAGCTACAACTTTAGCTTTGTCAGCTTCAAACTTCTGCATTAGTGCAGGATCTTTTTGTAACATTTGTAATCTATCTGCATATTCTAATTCTGTTTGTTCTTGAGCCATCAAACTAATATGTTCTAAAATATTTTTATCTAATGCTGCCATAACCATAGGATTATTTCTTGCAATGTTAGTTGACATAAAAGTTAAGTGTGCTGTCATGTGTGCTCTATGATCTTGACCACGCATTGCTTTAAAAGGTTTACCAGACAACGCATCAATGTGTTCTAACGCTGGATCTTTTGGCCCTTGCGGTGCAGGTCTTGGTAAAATACGATCTATATTTTTTACACCTAACGCTTCATACATTTGACGATACGCATTATATAAATTATGCATTTTAGGTTGCGAACTCGCTAACTGTAATTCTGTTTGTGCTAATGTAATTCTTTGTGTTTGTGAAAATATGTTTGGATCTGCAACAGGAAGTATATCTATATTCTCGTTAAAATCTTGTATCTTAATAAACCTCGAACCACCGACCACGTCATACGGATAAGCAGCAGGTAAGTATGTTGCAAAACATTTACCTAATAACTCAAACTCTTGTTTTAGACCAACGTACATTCTTTTGTGGATCGCTGACATAACCCTCGAACCACGTTCCAATAATGCCATAGTTGTACCCACTGCACTTCTTTGATTACCATCACCAACTTGCATATCTGCGATACTCGCGAATCGTTGACCTGCTTGAACTACAACTCCCATTAGTTGAAGGAGCGTGGTTGATGGTTCCTTAAATGGTAAAGTCATAAATGCTTCTCTCAAATTACCACCTGGTGCATCTACATCTCTAAACTCACCTGGTTGTATAGATTGTGCATCATCTCTGATTCTAATACCACGCATCTTAAATCCTGCGGGTAAGTTTGATAAAGTTCCAGCATCTAATAATTGTCTTAATGCTTGTGTTGCAGTTCTAGATAAACCACCAATCATGTGTATCAAACCAAAACCATAGAATCCTAAACCTGGTAAAAATTTAAAATGTACAAAGTAAGATATTTTCTTTTTAAGATTATCGTTCGGTTGATAGTTTCTTCTAATAGATAAAACTTGTCTTGATGCTTCTTCTATAGTTACAATATATGGAAGTTTAATTCCTGTCAGTGTTCCATCATCTAATCTATCTTCAAAACCTTCTAAGTCTAAATTAACATGGCACTCAATCAAAGTATAAATATTTTCATTTACAGTTCTCTTTTCACCTGCAAGTTCTTTTTCTTTTTTATCAACTTCTGATTCTTGATTGTAAGTATCTGGTAATTCTACATCTCTATAAAAACCTGCAACTTGTTGTTTACGTAAATCGTTTTCAGAAACTTTAATTACATGCATAACAGCATCTGCATCATCTAACGATGTAGCAGAATATGGCACCACTAAATCATCTGCAGGTACAAATTTAGAAACGGCTCTACCTAATAAATCATCGTAGTAAACTTTTTTAAATGCTGATCCACTTAGCGGTAGGTAGAACAGCATTTGATCAAACTCAGGTTCATATTCTTTCATCTTGTACATGAGTTGATAATTCATAAATTCTTGAACACGTTGTGATTGTTCTTCACGTTGTGTAGTTATGGCACCAATAATTCTAGTTCTAACTGGGCCATCAGCTGGTAATAATTCTTTGTATGCTTGTGCTTGAAATTGTGTAACTGCTTCTGCAAGCACAGGGTGAGTTACTCCCGATGCACCTTTGAAAGGTTCACTTCTATTGTTATATTTAAATCCTAAAAGATCTAAACCTTCAATATAAGATTTTTCCCAATCTTGTCTTGATGCTCTATAATCTGAATATTGTTTATTTAATTCTGATCCTAACGGTTGTAAAACTTCTTCTGGTAAAATTTCTGCAAGATTATCAAAATGATCTTTTGTGTTTGGTTGATTAACAGAACCTGGTTCAAAATTTACTTCGGCTCCACCATCTTCTTTTTCAGTGACAGAAACTTCTCCAGGATTAGGAATTGATTCTTGTTCTTGTACAACCTCTACAGCTGCTTCCTCTGGTTTCTCTATTTCAATAGTTTTGGTTACTTCGTTTGGAAGTGCTTTGTCTATTTCTGCCATTAATTTTCTCCAATCTTACAGTTTTAACTTGTTTTAGTGGAACATTCAACCCTTGTGGTGTTGGCCCTGATTTGGGTGGTACCGTTTTTGTTAATTTTTTAACCATCAATAATAAATATGTTTTGACGAAGGTAAAGCACTATCTTCATAATCTTCAGGGTGATTTATCAGACCTCCTTCCCTAAATCGTTTGACAGCTTGTGTTGTACTATCTACCAAATCGTCATTTTCACCAAAAGGGAAAGCTGCGCATTCTTCGATAACTTCTTGAGCCCATTCTTCTCTTTTTGGAGCCCAGATACAACCGCTCTCAAAAAGGGGTGCAACTGAGTTTACTCTCGCATGTTTATCATTTCCTTTGCTTGGTGTAAAGGTAACAACTGGTATTCCCATCCTTCTAAGTTCAAAAGTCAGGGGTAATCCTGATGCTTTTGATTCTACTATAACGGTCTCTGGAGACCAATATTTATATTGTTCTAATGCTAATCTACGTAGTTCTGGAAACTCATATCGACCTTTTACACTATCTACTAATATTAATTGTTTACCTTTATCCTCTAAAGTAAACACACCCCATGTTGTGATTGCACTATAATCAGCAGTTTCTTTTTTTAAAAACGCTGTATCATATGATTGTATGACATGTTCTAAAGGTGGTAGACTATCACTCTCCCAATTTTTCCACCATTCACGTTTTAATATTGCACCTTCTTCTGATGTAGGGTTTTGCATCCATTGTGCATTCCATTTTTTTAAACTTAATGATGATTTAACTTTATCTAATTCATCTTTCTTCCAATAACCTGGCCACAGAGCACGACCCGATGGCATGATTGCAGGGAACTCTATTACCTCCCATTTGTCAGAATTTTTATTAGACTGTGCTTTTAATAGTTCTCCAGTCAAATCATTTTTAGACCAACGTGTCATAACCACGATTATCGAACCACCTGGTTGTAAACGTTGTCGGGGGCCTGATGTGTACCATTCGTATGCACGTTCAAAAGAATCTTTTGATAAAACAGTTTGCTCTGAATGTGGGTCATCAATAATTAATAAATCTGCACCACGACCTGTAATCGCACCACCTACACCAGCAGCATAATATTCACCGCCCTGTGCTGTCTGCCATTTACCAGCGGCCTTTGAATCTTCTTGTAGTCTTGTTTGAAATATTTCATTGTACTCAGGTGAATCAATAACGTTCTTTGCTTTTCTACCAAATAAAATAGCGAGTTCAGAAGTGTGGGTCGTTTGTATAATTTTTAATTTTGGATTCACACCAACCATGAATGCAGGGAGATATACAGATGCAAACTCAGACTTCGTATGTCTAGGTGGCATATTAATAATTAACCTTTTTAATTTGCCTTCTGCTATTTCATTAAATTTTTTTGCAACTTCTTTATGATGATAGCCTTCAATAAAATCAGGCCAAACATGTTTCACAAAAGATAAAAAATTTTTTTGACACTTTTCTACTTTTAATTTTTCTTGCCACTGTAATAATGTTTTTTGAAACTCTTTTTTGACAGGATCTGGTAATTTATCAAATTTTTCTATGTCTATGCTCATATGGAACCAAAAAGTTTTTCCTCTGTGTTTATAACTAAAACTTACACTATATACTGTATATTAGGATCCCTTTTGTAGTATGTATAATTTATATTTTAAAAAAGTTCAATTTTTTAAATCGTGTTGGTACCTCTATTGTTTTTATTTTTTTAGGTGGGGTTAGGGGGCGTGCTTGCCCCGCCCTTCACCCTGTATCGGTTAGCTATGCGGTTTGTGCATAGTGTCTTTTATGCAACACTTTGTACAATATGGTCGCACCTACTATATGTTGTGTATAAGTTATCCACAACCACTAAAACCTTAAATTAGTTGTTGAATATAGTTTTTACTGTGGTATTGTACCATATAAGAAAGGAGGAAATACATATGGAAAAACTTTATGTAGTTATAGTCGCTGATAAAAGACACATCGGTCGACCTATGACAAGCGTGTTTGAACACAAATGTTTCGAACATGAATCAACTGCAAATGCTATTGCTGATGCGTTGAATAAAGAGTCGGACGAAAAAGACAAACATTATTCAGTTACGTCTATTGAAGTACCGAGTCATTTGATTGTAATGCAATCATAACAAAAAACAGCGGGGGTGAGATTCCCCCGCAGAAAGGTAGAGATGGTAAACTTAACAGACAAAGAAGACCGTCCGTATAAGACAAGACCGAGGTATCACGAAAGACGTGTGACAGATCACGGGTTGTGTATATGGCAGCTTAATAAAATGTTAAGAGGATCTGGTTACAAGATTACCAGAATAACTGGCGGGACAAGCGAATTAATTTTGATCCCAACGGGTTACAAAAAGGTAGAACTTGTAGATCCATTTACTGGTCTAGGAATTGTAAGATTATATCCTAGATACAAGACTTTAGCAAAATGGGAAAAGATCATTAATAATTTAATGACTCGACCTGTTACTAAAGAATGGATCATCAGCCAGTTTGTTAAAGCGGTTCAACCTAGTTATAGAACCTGGAATAACAAACCTGATTGGCCAGCGATCCATAAGAGAGCAGACCAACTTTGGAAAGAACACTTTCCGAAGATGTAGCAAGACGCGCGGGTCTTGTCCGACCAGTGGAGGCGATGTAAAAGTCGCCTCCATTTTTTTTGTTATTTTTTTATTTTTCTGGGTGGGGGCGGGACACGGGCTTCCCCACCCTCCTCACGCACCTGTGATATTTTTGCAACGCTATATGTTGTATGTGTGATAAAATTACAACACAATATCTAGTGGCAGTAATGTTGACCTATATCAATATGTTGTGGTCGGGGGTACGGGGTACACACAAGATGTAGTTATGCAATTTTGGAATGTAGTAGAAATGCAACACTAAATTTTTTTTATTAAATAGTGAATAAATGCTTTTTTATTTTGTTAAATAGTATATACATGAATTGCCTATTTTGTAGGTTCTCT